TTAATATTCTCTATTCACCTTGGATTCATTTATGTATGGATCTTGGATGTTCCAGTACGCTCTACATTCAGGTCCATTTACAAGCCACGTTTTACCTATCTTCTGTGTATTAAGTAAACGTTCCTGCTGGCATGCTTGCTTAATAGCACTTTCTGTTACAGTTCCATCGAGAATTTCTACTGCTTCTTTTATCTCTAACATTTCTGAGTTATAAAAGAATTTCTGCTTAATTAACTCCTGATCCAATTTATTTTCTTCATCTGAGAACTTTCTCTGTGGCTCAAGACCGAATCTCAAATCTTTAATGTCACTGTTATATATTTCCACCTTTAATTCTAAAGCGCTTTTAACCAAGTATTCATTTGCACCGCATATCTTAGATATATTAGTACACAAAACATCTGCAGCATCTTTATACTTAATTGTCATTTTATTGCCCGTGATAAGTCTGTCTATATCTCTCCATGTTTTACACTTTATTATGTTATGTCTTTCGCTGTACCTTGCACATAATATGTTTAACTTTGCCATCTTTTTTACAATTTCCATATTTGTCATAATCTCATTCTCCTTTATAATACATCATTTTTATTATTCCGTATTTTTTCTCTTACAACATATATACCCTTTTTCTTATAGTCGTTATCGCCTATCCACATTTATATAATAGTCGTTATCGCCTATTGTGTCAATAGTTTTTATAAATAATTTTGGACAATAAAAAAAGGGACATATCGCTTTTGCAATATGCCCCTTTTCATCCTTGATTATAAAATTAATTAGGGAGTTTAAGTTCCATGCCAGCATATAGCGGTGTACTAATATCCATATCGTTAAACTCTGCTAATTCAAGATATCTTGTACCATCTCCTAATGCTCTTTCTGCAACCTGCCAGAAACCCTCTCCTAGTTCTACTATTGCCGTTCTTTCTTCTGTCTCCTGTGGTGCTTCCTCTGCCGGCTCATCCTCGCTTTCCTCTTTAGGATAATACTTAGCTTCCATGGCGGCCTGATAATCTGCATAGTTGTAACCTGCAGCTTCGAGCTTCTGTCTGCGTTCTTCTCCATCACCGTACTCACCACGGTAAATTGCATCAATAACACTCTCATTAAGTTTTTCTGAAGGCTGTTCTATCTCTTCTGTATCATCTGTTTCATTAACAACAGACCATACATAATCATTAAATGCTCTAAGGTCAAAGTCGTTAATAATAGCAAGTGTTGTCTCATAGTAATCTGGAGCAGTTGCATAGTTATATCCAACCCAGTTGCCTTCTGCATCTCTGTCTGTATTGTTCACAGCATTTGTAAGACCATAAAGCTCTCCTTCGACTGTATTTGCTGCTGTTGCATCATCATAATTATTCCACTGCATCAGATCAAGATATCCATATACAGCACCCATTACATCAGGATACTTTTCAAAGGAATCTTTAATGTTTACATATTCTCCATCTATGTACTCTGTTGTATCATATTCTGCATCGCTTCCCTTAATTCCAAAAAGTGAAGCAGCCCCTAAATTCCAACCAGATTCTTTAGCAGCCTGTGCAAGAATTACAGCTGGGCTTATTGTTTTCTTTTCTTCTCTTCTGTATTTAATCCATGCATTGCACACCACTGGTGCAAGAGTGTTAATAAAGTTGTTTACATGCTCATACTTTGTGCTAATCACTGGAAATGTTCTCATATTACTTATCCTCTCTTTCTTCTATATCTGCTTTCTTTTCTACCTGTGACTTAAGATTCTTCACTATTGGCTGCAAAAATGGTGGAAGTGTTACTCCAATGTCATTGATATTTTCTAATATGCTTATAATTTCGTTGCATATAAGCCAGATTGCTACGACACATGCTACAAGAAATGTAAAAGGTAATGTTATTCCTACAACTCCTGCAGAATAAGAAAGGAGCTGGTCTATTATCACACCAACTCCTACCAAAAGCCACATACATATTTTCTTTGCAATTCCTTTTATTCCTTTGTAGCTGTCAATTTCCTGCTTCCTGAATTTTGACGCTGCAACACCTGTGAAATAATCTATTAGATTACATGTTACCAGTAATAACACTGGAACTGCTAAGATTCCCAGAGCACTTAATATAATGCTCCACACAGCTGTTACAATCACTTTTAATTTTTCCATATTTATCCTTTCCGTTGCACCAGTGCAACTTTAACTTTTTATTCCTGTCTTTCAGTTATTGCTTTATATACTTCTGCTTCAAATGTTGCAACATCTGCATCGCACGCTTTCTTATTTGCGATATAACCTTTAACATTAACAACTGTCTTACTTACCGTTGGCTGTCCCTGCTGTGGTATGTTTGCATACATATTAACAACATTTGTCTCGCTTTCATCTACCTTTGCTGTTATAGATGCATTTAATGTTACATTTTTCTGTATTTCCATAATTTACCTCTTTCTACCGCTGTGCGGATTTATTATTGCCCTGTACCCCATCCAACATCATTATTAAATAGTGCCTGTACAGAGTACGTTATTGTCTTTTTTCCATTCTTTGTGCTTCCACCTATTCCCGATAGCGTATGTGCTTCGTTGTCACTAAAATACCATACATATGTCGCCCCTGCTGATAATTCTATTGCATTTGTCGTCTCTAATCTATGTTGATTTTCTGTTACGCAATATCCGTCCAAATACAATCCACATTTTATTGTGCCATAATCACTTGTATCATCTGTCCATATGCTTACATTTGCGATTATTAAACATGGCCCATGGAATGTTCTTATAAATAACGTTGTATTTAAGCTGTTTTCATATGTTGCCCATCTGTAATTCGGCTGATACGTTGTGTAAGGCGTTGAAAAGCATCTGCAATACAAATCTCCTTCGCTTGTTACATAGAATGTCGCTATTCCATTTTTTTGAACTGAATATACCCATGCATTTTCTCTTGTGTTTCCTACAACATAGTCTGGATTTTGTAGATAAGCTGTATACACTTTGTCTGCTGTCTCACAATATATTGCTTTACTATCTACATTCCATTCGCCAAGCTTTGCATTGACAGTTTGAAGATATCCGGTGTTAGAAATTTTTGTACCCGAACTATCCAGAGAAAAAGTATTACCTCTGATATTAACACTCTTGTTGCCACTAATATTAATAGAACCGCCAGCAGTTAAGTTAATATCGTCTGCAATTGCTTCAATGCAGCTCTTTAATGCTCCTGTATCTGTTTTTGCTATATATGCACTCAGGCTTGCCGTTGTTGCATAATTGTTAAATTTAGCATTAACATCTTCTGGTGCCGGTGAATAGTCTGTAGCTTTTGTACCTTTCTCTATTTTTAGCTTATCTGTATCTACATGTGCATAACTAAATCTCATGTACGCCGCGCCTGTTGGAATCGGTAATGAATGTCTTGCAGAAGTATTATTGCCAGCAACACCACTGATAAATTTCTTATTGCTATCGTAGAAGCATGTGGCTGGGGCATTTCCTAGATTAGTCCATCCACTTGCTATATAATGTGTCCACTGTGATACATCAATGTAGTCCGTTAAATCCCAGTAATTCCCACCAGCTGTTATTGTGCCAGTGGCTGTTATATACTTATTAGTGGTTGCAGTACTCTTTATGAACCTATTAACTCCACCGATTTGAAGATTATTTATATCGTTTTTAGTTGCATAGGTTGCTGATACTTCCAGCTTAATACTGTTGCTTTCAGCACTAACAGCTTGCGTAATCGCGTTATTCATCTGTACAGTTGTAGAGTAATGGTCTGTTATATTGTCCTCTATGGTTTGACACCAATCCTGGGCCGCACTGGCTTTATCATCAACATTATTTATGTTGTCTCCAAGCCGGTCTATTTCTTTTGCGTATTCTGTTTTAGTTACATAGGTTGCTGAAATAGACTGCTTTATTCCACTTAAATCTGCCGTTAATGTTGTTACTCTATTATTAATTTCAGTAACTGTACTATTATCCGCTTTTTTGCTTATCTGTGAAGTATGGCTATTCACTGTTGCAGATATACCACTAACAGTCTGATTCAGAAAAGTGTACTGATTACTTACTGTCGTCACTTTGCCTTCTACAGAAGAGATATTCGCGTCAATATCCTCTGGTGCTGGTGTCCAATCTGTAGCTTTGTTACCTTTTTCTAATTTTAAATACCTAAAATACACAACTTTATTAGAATTATTTCGCAGTCCGACCCAAAGTGCTACAATATTGTGACTTTCAGGAACGTCGAATGTATAATTTATTCTTTTCCATTCTGTTGTAAAAGAACCAGGCACCCATTTAGCAACCACACGTTGATTTTTACTGTCTACAAAATCAAGCAGTATCACGCCTCCTTCTGCAGTAGTATGTGCTGTATCACTTTTTATCTCAATACTTATTGTGTATTGTTCCTTGCTTTTAACAGCTACAGTTCCATAACTCGGATACGCCACCGCTGTCATTTTTGCTACATCTCCTGCTATTGTTACTCCATCTTTTATTATCCATTCACCATTCCAGTATTTTGTTCCCTTGTAAAGATTTCTTCCACCAATCTGCAGATTAGTTACAGCTGTCGTTATATCCTGCTGCCACACCTTAGAGCTTATCTGCCCCTGAACCGTAGATAGCTGCGTCCCTTGAGAAGATACTGTATCAGTGACTGTCTTAAGTGATGAATAAAGATTGTTCAGGTCTGTAGCAAGCTGTGGGGCGGATGCTGTAACACTGCCATCTGTCCACTGTATATAGTCTCTCATCCAGTAATATCTTCCTGAAACCCATGAAGGTCTTGTATTACTCCACGAACCACCACTTTGAGTTGTGTTTGAAGTAGACAGATAATATTGCGGAGTAATTGCAGAAACTCCTTTTCCTGTTGCTCCAGTTGCGCCTTTTAAATCTTCCTTAGCCGGACACCAATCCGTTGATTTATTTCCTTTTTCAAGTTTTAAGCCAACAATCTGATATCGTATATTAGTCTGATTTGATTTATTAAGCTGAATATATGTGTATGTCGCTTTAGTATTATCGTCGGCTGGCATATCATTAGCTGTCTGAAATCTAAGTTCAAAAAAATGTGATTTCCCATCGTTTAAAATTTGAACTGCATCCGTTGTAATAATATCCAATGGATTTGCATAACTTTTACCATCTATTGAAAAAGAAATGAAAGTATGCTTTTTCCCATTGTATATAAAAAAATTAATGCATGTCTTACTGAGAATTGTGACATACCCACTCAGAACATATTGAGTAGATGACTCATAACAATTAACAGAATCTATTTTAATGCCAGCATTTACATTATTTCCTTCGCATATTACTTTGCCATTCTTTATATACTCACTTTTATCAATGTCTGACGCAAATGCTTCAATATAATCATATTTAATCAGATTCCAACTGAAGTTCTTTCCATCAGCGCCTTTAAATTCTCCGGCATTTGCGCGATTTAAAACACTTTGTGCTTTTGTATCTGCTGAATTTGCTGTAGAAAGAGCCGTACCTGCATTTTGTTCTGCCTTGTTTGCAACTGTAACTGCTGTGTCTGTTTTAGTAGTTATTGCCTTAAAAGAAACATCAAGCGTCTGTTTATCACTATCAACATATATCTTGCTGGATTTAAGCGTGTGACTTCCGTCGTTATTAATAACATCAAAAAGGCTTGCTATATCCAGTTTCCCAGCAGATATATTTGCATCTTCTTTTACCATGTCGTTGCGGATTATCTCTCTCTTAACACCTTTTTCAGTAAGTCCAAGTGCATCAAACATCAGATTACCTGCTTTATCCCAAACATACATGTTGTAATCAGCATTTGCATCTTTTCCAATCTGAACTCGTGTGCGTGTTCCATCGCTGATTACAATTGTGTTGTCTTTCCAACGTGACAATCCGCTTTCACTGTGTATATTCACGCTTGTAGTGTTTACATCAAGTGATGTTATCTTTTTTGCATCAATGCTTTCTATCATTGCGCTTTTTATCTGTGCATCACCTATAAGGCTTATAACTGAATTGGAAAACTCTGTCGTAAGACTTCCACCACTTGCAGAACCAAACATAAGAGTATTTACTTTCTCTACCCTAACAGTTAGATCATTAACCTTTCCTGTTATTGCAGTAAAATCATTTGTCTTGAACTTCTCAAATTCTCCGGAAACACCTTTAAGGCTTTCTATCGTTGCGTATTTAATTTCCGCTGTCTTTGATTTCAGATAGTTGTTATATATATTCTGAAGTTCGTTGTTAATGCCTACTACCGTTTCTGCCTGTACAGTATTAGCCTTAACCCATTCTGCATCTACCTTTTTAGCAACCAGTTCCTTAGTAAGCATCATTTCCGCATATGTTCGTTCTGCAAGCTTAGTAGATGGTCCTTTATAATCTGTCTCTGTTTCAGTTTCTGTTTTGCCATAAGCTGTAATAGTCATGGCAAGACCTCCATCATATTCCTGAGTTATATTCATAACCGGAACCTTATAAGTCTTACCTAATTCTTCAACAGTTACAATATCCCATGGATCCAGTCGAATATCTCCTAGCGTCTTTAAGCTTGCGCCTCTATACGCAAATCCTCTTACTTTCTTGTATACAGAGTTAAGCTTTTCTTCTGTTGTAAGTGGATTATCAAATGTTATTCCCAAAGTTCCACTTCCTACTGTAAAAGAAGCATTACTGTCAACATTACATGTAAGATAATCTAAATGGTAATCACTCTCATTCTTTTCAAATGTCATTATTCGTGATTCATTTATCGTATAGCCATTATCCTCATACCACTTAATAACAATTGTTCCAGTTCTGTCTACGCAAGCAAAACCTCCAGCTAAAGAAGCGATATATCCGATAACCTCACGATAGGTATATCCTACCGGTGCAGTATCAATAGTTATTCCATTCAAGCCAGATACATTACAGGGAACGCCACATCCAGTACTTATCTCTTTTAAAACAGATTCTGCACTTGCAGGATATGTCAATTCAGATACATATACACCTGTGGTCTTCATCATTCTGTCGTAAGCCGTAAATGTTGTGGTTGCCTGGTCAAGCGTTGGATGTTCTGCAGTAAAAAAACCAAGTGGAATATACTCATACTTTCCGCTTGGCAGTTTCAATCCTATCTCTATCGGTATCTCTGTGTTTTCAAACAACTCATCTATTCTTTTTACTGTCAGTTCTATCTTAGCTGCAACAGCCGAACCTATCTGTATACCCTCATCAGATGTGGAAGCGGTCTCATAGCTCATCTTTTTAAAGCCAGCGTCAATCCACTTACCATTTATCTTTAATCGTAAGTTAAATGTTCGCGATGGTGATCTAATTGTTGTCGCAAATTGCTCTGATACATTATTATACATAGGCTTAATCCTCGATCATAAATTCAATGGCTGCAATATCCTCTAATGTAGTTCCATCGTATCTGCTGTCAGAATCACATACAGATATGTCTTCCATCTTAATCATATGTACATCAACATCCGTTTCCATGTTGTACATCTCATCAATCTCTTTTACAACTTCCTGCTCTTTACCTTCTGGGAACTGGTAAGAATCTCCATCCATGACAGCATTCCCATTTTCATCTTTAAGCACATTGTTCTGTATTACTTCAGTTCTCTGTGTAACAAAAATATCTACTTCTCCTAACAATGTCTTAAGGTTCTTTGCAATTGCATAATTTACTTTTACAGGCCAATGCTTTCTTAAGCCCTGTAATTTTTTAAGCATTGTTGCACTATTATCAATCTGTTTAATAGTCATTGTTTTTTTCATGTTCTGCTCCTTACTGCTGTATTATAGATACACTGGCACTTCTGTAGTAATAGTTACCATCCCCTATATCACCCAGCACCTCTTTACTCAATGTACCTCTATAGCTTGTTATTGTTATATCCTGTCCATCGTCATGGAATGTTATTGGAAAGAATCCGGCTATGAGTTTGTTCTTAATAAGTGCCATCTCATCTTCCTTCAATATTCCCCAATTAATAGATAAGGTCTTCTTTTCAGCGACAACATCACCCAGCATTGTTCCGTCAAGCGCTCGTCCTGTAGAAGAAGACCATATAATCTCATCATCCACCTTGATGGACACAGGAGCCGGAAGCTCCTGTCCGTCACATCTCAGTATCAATTCATCACATCCTTGTTAAGTTATAATCTCACATTTTCCTGTCTGCTTTGTATGCTCGTTAATCTTATCAACCACATATTTCTTAAGACTCTTTCCATCAAGCTGTATATCAAGGTCCAGTGTTTCAAGTATCTTAAGTATCTGCTTAAGAATACTTATAGCCTCTGCCAATAACTCTGCACTGGATGCCATAGTTGCTGCCTTCTGTGCCATATCAAGTAATTTATCCTCAGGTGCAACAACTTCACCCTGATGTCTGTTATCGCCAATCATGGCAAGCTGTGGAGTGTTTGGCTTAACGTATCCGCCTTGTGCAAGGTATGGAATACTGCCAAATCCAACCTGTGGTAAATCAAACCCGAAATGGTCACCACCTATACCAGGTACCCAGTTTGGAACTTTAAAGCTTAGTTTATTTATACCTTTTACAACAGCATTAATTCCCCTCTGCATTCCTGATAGTAATCCATTAATTAAGCCAATCACCATATTAATAGGACCTTTTGCAATATCAGCAATTCCGCTAAATATGCCATCAAAAGCCGTAACTATACCATTCCAGGCACCTTCCCAATCGCCAGAAAAAACACCCTTAATAAACTGTATAACTCCTTTAAACACAGTAATTGTATCGTTCATTAAATCAGCTATGGTTCCAACGACAACTCCAACCTTATTCCCTATAGAATCAAATATAGCTATAAATATTGGTCCTAATAATTCAGATAAGAATCCCACTACAGGCGCAATAAAGTTGTTATATATTGTCGTAGCACATGTAACCACTTCGCCGACAAAGTCAAGGAAATTAGCAAGTAATGGCTGTAAATGTTCACTCCATACTCTATCAATTACATCTAAAGCATTCTCCCAGACTGGCTGAAGCATATTATTCCAAATGTCTAAGAATACATCTCCGGTAGTCTTAACAGCCGTTTTTATTCCAGTAAATATCGGCTCTCCCCATTCGTTCCATGCCCCTGCCATTGTATTAACCAAGCCAATCCATACATTTGATATAGATTCAATGGCTGGACTTACACCTTCGCTCCATAAAGAATTCCAAGATGCTTTAAATGTATCAAATATTGTTCCATTTAAAGATAACGTCTGGGATGCAAAATCCGTCAGCATTGGTAATCCAACAGAAACAAAATTTGCAAGTATAGGATATGCTGCTTTATTCCATACATCCGAAAAGACTGTATTAAAGCTATCAAATAATCCATTTAATATACTGCCATTAGTGTCGACCCATGTTACAAGATAATTTGTAAATGGACCGTTAAAATAATTTAACAACGGCGGTCCTAATGCTTTTATATCATTAAACGCATTTGTTAAATTTTTCTTGGCTGTATCTGTATTCTTTGTAAGTCCATCCCATATTTTTGACATAGATGGAGAAAATGTTGATACACTCCATTTACGTAGTTTATCTAATTCCTTCTTTGCCGTATTTGCAAAATCGCCAATTGCAGATGCTGCATTTGTGGTATCTGCCTGTGTGCTAGGTGCAACACTTATTCCACCTGAAGATGTGCCACCTCCACTAGAACTACTGCTGTCCGTCGGCTCTGAAAGTTTTTCTATCTGGTCAAATCCGGCCAGCGATTTCTCTATCTGCTTTGCTGTAGAAGATGCTGCATCTCCTATTCCACTTACATTATCCGCTGTGTCTGACGCTATATCTCCAAGTCCTGTTATAGCAGAAGCCGAAGAAGAGATATCCGCACCAGTAAGCATCTGTGTAAATGTTGCAAATCCATCTGCAACCTTCTGCAAGCCTGCAAGCACAGTATTTAAGCCTCGTAATATAGGTGTAAATAATGCTATAAAGCCCTTTCCAAGAGAAGCCTTTAACTGTTCGAATCTGAGTGATAATATTCTTGTCTGATTCGCCCAGGAATCCTGTGTCTTAACAAAGTCTCCTGTGGCATTGGATAGTGCGCTTGTAACATACTGATAACGGAGCATTACTTTTTCCTGCTCTGTCATCTTAGCCGTAGTCTTACCAAAACCATTATTAAGTGCATACTGGTCTAAATTCGTCTGAGTCATGACAACACCTAAGTCCTTAAGTGTCTCGGTCTCACCGGTCCAAATAGATTTCAGCTTTGTATATGCTTCATTTGTACCAAGATTGTAAAATGAAGCAACATCACCTGTTAATCCGGTAACATTTTCAGCCATATCAAGTGCAGTCTTTCCGGTAATACCCATAGCATCATTCATCTGACCAAATACACCCATGTACTTCTTGGCAGATAATTCAGATAGACCGAAGTTAGTCATGGCATTAGAAGCCCACTCATCAGCTGATCCGGACAAACCTTTAAATGCCGTATCCACAACATTCTGTACTTCTGTAATATTAGAACCAACTTCTAAGCAGTCTTTCGTAAACTTAGTAAAAGCTGCTATACTTAATCCAGCAGCTATTTTCTTTCCCATACCAGAAAAGATGGATGTTGCCTGCTTTGCTGCCTTATTGGAAGCTCCTGTGAGTTGATTAACTATCTGTGAACTGTCTATGCCAAGTTCCAGAGCTATCTGTCCTACTACATCCGACATACTCCCTCCTTTCCGGCATTTAAAAAGACCACTTTCTACTTAGAGAAAGCGGTCTTAGCCCAATTTTGGAAGTCACTCCAATACTTATTGTAATTTGCAGGATCTTCCATTAATTTTCTATTTCTTCTTAATATCCAATCATTGCGGATTTTCTTCTGTTCTTTAGTGAATTCCTTTATAACCTTAGGATCTTTTTCTGCTCTGATTCCTACAATTCTCCCAAGTGGTGTTTCAGGCATTATTCCTGACAATAAAGAACAGAATTCAGCCCATGACATATCATCTTCTGTTCGCAATCGTATGCCATACTGGGACAGGAAGCTGGCTTCTATCAGCTCCCAATCATCCCATATATCATAATATACCTCATTATGCTGAGGGTGTCTGCTCCTCGCCGTACGTTCCCATAGCAACCTGCATGATTGTATTATACATTTCCTTATATTCAGGAATAGGAAGATCTAATGCCTCAATCTTATCTGAAGCATCTTTTCCTACAAGCATTTCAAGGCCTTTAATCATAAATGCCATATCATCCTTGTTTTCCTTGTTTTCTGCTTCCTGTGCCATAGCCTGTATATTAAGAATTGTGCTCTTCCTGTTATTAACAGTAACAACCAAATCTTCTGTAATACGAATCATAGGTAACTGATTCGTAATCTTCATAGATATATCTATTACTTTAAAATCTGTCTTTGCCATTTTTCATATCCTCTCTTTCTTTAAGCTGCTACATATGCTATATATGTTGGCTTTCCATCCGAATTTGCATCCCATTCAAGCGCATCAATACTTGTAGCATCTCCACCAAGAGATTTTACATCGATTACTGAAGGTACAAGAAGCTGATCAAGATTAGGGAATATAATAGACACCCATGTATTGCAATCCTGACCTGTCTTCATAAATCGACTTGCTACATAATCATTTCCTTCATCTCCATAGTTACGCTTACCGCCGAAAGATATACCAAGTGACTTAGCTGTCATGAGCCTTCTTACCCAGCCAGACTGATCCATTGGATTCCATTCCTCAATGGTTCCATCTACAGATATACTTAAGCTCTCTGCATCTTTTACGATCTTAGTTTCTACTGTTTCTGGCGTGTCCGAATCCTTTCTTCCAGTTATACATACTCCAAACTGAATTTTATGTACCGGATTAACCCCTGTTAATGGTGTAGCTTCCGCGTTATACCCAGCTATCTTTGTATTCTGTGACATACTTCTACCTACCTTTCATAACAAAATTTAAGTTCTATGACCATTTCAAATATTCCTTTATCGTCTGTATCAGCTTCAATCGGTGCTGATACTAACATTTCTGTAAACAGAATATTTGTGTCATTAATGTTTACATGTTTCATATCTCTGAGCTTGTCGTAAAGCTCCTGTGAGACTTTTTCAGTCTCCCTGACACTTTTATTCCAATGAATCAGTATACTTATGGATTTGACAGCGTAAGAGCTGTTCTGTATACCCCCAACAGCCATCTGAACATTATCTCCCCTGTTAAGATGGTATACACCTATGCTCTTATCTTTCTTATCATCAAGCTTTCCACAATATACATGGTCATCAGCCGCTATTCCAAGACCTGCTATAAGGTCTCTCACATCACCTATTCCTAACATCCTAACATCACAACCCCGCATTCTTTTTATAAAACTTTCCAAATGCTTTAGGTGCAAGATTCTGCTTCTTACCACCTTTCATGTAGTCATCAAGCCATCTGCCTTTAGCATTCGCATTTCCTTCATGTTTCTTGCCTTTATCATCAGTCCACGGTGTCTGATGGAAATTGTATTCTGGATGATAATACAGCCTTCTGGCGTATGGTGTACTAGACACAAGATATGCTTTTCCCTGACCTATATCAGATAAATCAACAAATGTGCTTTCATTCTGTAATGCACCTGTATCCCTCGGTATAACCTGGCTCTGAACGACATCTGTATGTATTGCTTCTGCTGTCTGTACTAATGACACCTGTGCTGCTGCCGTAAGCTTCCTTACCATAGGCATATTAAGCTTAACTGTAGACTTAACATTCTTCGCCATTACATCACATCCAATCTTACATAATTAACCGTACCATCCGGATTACGGCACTTCGTACCCTTGTATATATGCCTTGTTACACCGAACACCATTATATCACCTTTAGTAATAACAGGAAGATCCGGTGCAATATCTCCTGGTATCAAAGCACATCCTTCAAGCTTTATAAGCACCTTTTCTACTGTTAATTCTGTCTTACCGCTGTCCTGATAGTTACATAAGCCATCCCATATAACAGGCTCAAGAGGCTCTCCATAGACATTCCTGCCTTCTTGCGTTATCGCAAGGTGTATTTCTGTCTTACACATGCTCTTTAGTATTAAACATGGGTACTTCATACTCACACCCCCAGACTCAAACAACACAAACCTGTCTGACAAAGTATCTGGTATGTATCGCGTTTTACAGCAATTCCATTCTGTACAAGAACATTCCAACTGCTGCCAAACTGCATAGATACTCCATTTAAAGAATAGTTCTGTAAGACACAATTAATCATGTCCTCATTCTCATATTCAAAATCAGCCATCTCACAACATACATCTATGATTATTGCCTGCTGGAACTCTGTCAGACCTTCAAAACCTCTCGCGACTATACGATTAAAAGTAAGCGAGTCGATATGTCGGCTCGCCTGTTTTAATCTTCGTACTATCTGCTCATCCGGGATAAGTCTATGTTCACTAAGGTACTGCTCTTTACTTGCATATACCATAAGACCACCGCCTATTCTGTCCTATCTTCCTTTGGTTCATCTGCTGTTACTTTCTCTTCCTTTGGCTTGTCTTCCTTTGCCTTACCTGTTTTCTTTGACCTAATAACCTTTGGTTCAAAGGTCAATCCAATTACTGTATCTGCCATAATGATTCCTCCTTAATTATCCTTATGTGATACATATACCCCTGCGGTCTTATTCTCATATACATGACCATAAAGGTTATTATTACGATACTTGAATACATGACTATCACCATCCTGGTCCTGATCTGGATTAAAGTACTTAATATACTGATCCATAGCTGTTACAGCTGCAGACTTCTCTACACATAAGAAGTTAACATTCTTAGCCGGCTTAGTTGTCATCTCGTAATTTTCAACCTGTGTTCCACTTGGATTACTAACAGCCTTGTAATTACCCTCACTTTCTTTTGTGTAATAAGTCTTACCAGGCTGTGGCGATGTATCCTTTGATAATGTATAAGCTGCCTTAGTCTTTTCATATCCATATGAATTCTTGCCGTCATGAAGGGTTATTGATGTGTACATACGTGACTGTGGAACTGGTATGATCTGAGAAAATCTCTTAAGTACTTCTCTTGATTTAGTTGTATCCATATCGTCCGCAAGAGAAGCTAATGTAGGTGTGATGAATAAAATACGTGATTCCATAGGAACTTCATCCTCATCCATCTTATTAGTACAAGCTCTTAACGCTGTTATTAATTCAGCTCCTGTTTCAATATTCTCTTCCTTTACTGTTATATCCTTAGTTCCACAGATTTTAGCAATACGTGCGGCATCTGTTTCCGGAATAACCTTTGTTTTTAAGAATTCACTTGATAACTTGGCAAATGGCTGTGCAAGTGTTTCACCATTATCAAGACGGTCAATCCTTAAATCCTGTGAACGTTCCTTATCATACTTAACCGTTTCCCATGTAAGTGAAGTTGAACCCTTTGTGTAACCTGACTTTCTGTCAAAATCACCAAGTGCATCCATATCAAGCTTCGCAATCTTAATTTCACCGTTGTTGCCTTTTCTTACTGTTGTTTCATCACCATCTAATACTGAGGTCTTCGCTCCTTCCTTATACACCTCATCAAGTATTGGAAGGTATATTGTAGATAATTCGATATTATTCATATAATCCTATTCCTTTCTTTACTGCTTTGGCTTTAATCCGAATAACTTTCTTATCGCATCATCATTACCCGGATTGCCATTTCCATTGTTACCAGGAGCACCAATCTGGAAGCCAGCATTGTTCTCCATACTTGGCTTAAGTGCTGGTACATCTTTAAGTACCTGCTCAAGTGAAGCTTTGATATTATCTTCAGACACCTTTCCATCCACACCCTTTACCTTGCTGAAATCAGCCATCTTAAGCACATAGGGAAGTGTCTTAGCTTCTATACCAAGTGTCATTGCTACCTTTGTAGCTGCAAGCTCAATCTGAGCCTGTTCAGCAACCTTCTGTGCTGCTGCCACTTCATTCTGAAGATTAGCATTAGCGTTCTGCTGCTGTTCTGTCTGCTGCTGCTTATTCTGCTTAAATGTTGCAATAGCCTGACTTATCTCGTCTTCTGATAATCCCTGCTGCTGAAAATAGCTTTTAAGCACAGCATTCTCTTTCTTGGCAGTTGCATTATCCAGCATTGCCTGTATCTTGTCATAATCAACACCAGCTGTCTGCTGATTATTCTGATTACCCTGCTGTCCTGCCTGTCCATTGTCTCCTCCAGCGTTCTGGTCGCCGTTACCATCTCCGCCATCTGCGAAGAGCTGTAGATTAATAGGTAATATTTTTCTCATACCTGTCTCCTTTCCGTTTACCGCCCGTCGGCATTTTTCCTAAAGTTTAGTGCCATTAAGTTTTGGGCATAAAAAAAATAGGCACACACAGCTTATTTGCCATGTGTGCTTAATAACTAATATTAAATTGTGTTGCACTGGTGCAACTTACTCTAATTTCTAAAGTTCTATTCCTTCCATTACTGCTCTTGATTCAAGAACAGCCAGATAATTTACCATTGCATCTATCTGCATATTATATGTGCTTCTAGGACATGTTGGTTCAAATTCTAATAATGTGCCATTATCCCATTTCTCAAGCATACATTTAAGTCCTTTATATCTTATAGCAAGCTGCTTATACTCTGCTTTGAATCTATCTTTGTAATCCCCGCTATTCATTAAAATAGCTGTTGACGGCAACTTCGTTCCATCATATCTTCTGTATGCTTCCTCAAATTGTTTTTTAGGGCACCAACTCTCATATCCATCAGGATATCTTATATGATAGCCTTCATCTTCTGGATTCTCGTCACTTGGTATCTTCCATCCTCTGTATTCATTATATTCGCCCCTACTCATTGGCTCTGCTGTAACCACTTTTACTCCAATATAATCTTTCATTTTTTAGTCCTCTCTTTCTTAAAATTGGGTATAAAAATACCACCAATCTTTCGACTGGTGGCTGTTACTTGTTTTCTTTTATTTCTGCTTTATCTTCATTATTGCTTTCTGCCTTTATTGGTCCTTTTTCCAATAATGCAATCAATTCATCAATTGTCATTCCCGGTTTTCCATCTAATATACCATCCATTGAAACACCTCCTGCCTCAATATTACCCTCTCTGTATGCCAACAGAATAGCATTTTTTTAAAAACAAATCAATACACTTATTAATATTATCACTATATTTTTCCTGACACTCTCTCATCAATTCAACTGCTCCATTATAATCAAAATGTTCGCCTTTTGAAATATATCGTACATCTCCTTGATTTGTCACAATGGTCATAGTTTTTATTGTGTCGTGTCTCATAAATACTCCAATATCATTTGCTGAAAAATCTGTTAATCCAGGATGGTTGTGACATAATACCAAAGACTTATCTTTTGCCGAATGCAATAAATGAAACATATCTGAATCAGAATATACATCTACCTCATGCCTTCCACCTTTTATAAATTTAGTTTTTTTATTTGTTATTAAATCTACTACACATGCAACTTCATTACTGTTATTTTCATCTCTCGCAACTTTAAGTAAGTCCTTATGTACCTCTTTTATAAATTTATTATTATCAGAAGTAAAGCCCTTAGGATTAATTTCATTTACTTTATCTATTGCCTGCTCCGTTATTATAACCTTTTTGCCTCTATTTTTCTGTTTTAATACTTCATTTTCCCACTGTTCCTTTCTAGCCGCATACATCTTACAGTTGTCCTTATCTAATGAGTACTTAGCCAACCTGTCAAACTGTTCAACCATTCTGCCAGCATATTGCTGTTTCTGGTCCTGTCTGTAATCTTCTTTGACCTTTTCCAGTTCTTTCTTGGTAAACTTGCTATCCGGCTCTTCGTCAAGCTCTGGGAAGTATGTTGTATGTATATCTTTACAGTTAGGATGATAAAGCCCTGCTGCCATAGCTGAGGACATAAGCGGATAAGGACCATCTGATGCCTTACCGCCACTCCATACATCATCTATAAGCACCTTTCCAACAAATGGAAGGCACTTAGGACAGGCATTAGCACGCTTATTCATTATAACGGTACTAATTCCCCATGATTGTCTCATTTCGCCCTCTCCGGTCAGATAAGCACGCTTGTTGGCTGTCTGAATTGCCATCTTGGCATAGTCTTTCATGGTATGCCTTGCGCCATTTGCATATTCTATACAGTTAATGCCTGCCTTAAGGAAATCCTTAGTAGCCATGTCCACAGCCTTCTCATATGTTCCTGCGCCTGTATTCGCATAGACCTGAGCATTAAATATTATCTGTCGATATTTATCCTCCGACATTCTAAGCATTGCTTTTTCTGCCCTATTAAAATCCGATTTCGTTGCTTTAATCAGGGCATTGAGCTTCCTTGTATTCAATCTGAAAAAAGCACCCTCAGCGCCTTGCGACACCTTAGATGCTTTCAACCCTTTCTTTAATGCTCTTAATATTTTCTGCTCCTGTTCTGTTCCACCTTCCTGCCTGGCTGCAAATATCATTGCATCAATAGAGTCATTTATGTTACTAAATGACTTCGTGAACTTCTTTTTATTCTGTGCCTTATACTTTTCCAGAGCCTTAAGCTGTTCTACCTGCCACTGTGACCAGTTAAACCCCATATCTGTCTCTTCTGCTCTGTGGCTCGCAAGATTGCGCATCATAGACGCAATCAGCTCATCTTCTATGGCGCGGAAGTCTTTCTCTATATCATATTCTGTGTTAAGTGCCATAAGTCACCTCACTGTTCTGTTGTATCCACTCCAAAATCTCCTGCATCCATATTAAGATCAGGCTCTTTCATATCTGATATACCCTGTTCTGCCTTAAGCCTTGCAACTTCTTCCTGTTTCCAGTCATCATCCTTAGTGTCTCCATACAGCTCATCAACGGATGCTTCAACACTCATGATACCGCCCTGCTTGGCTTTGCTTACTGTCTCAACCTGACTTTCAAAGCTAGGGTTCGCATATTCACCAAATGTTACATCAACATCAATCTCCTGTGTTGTTGCATTATTAAGTGTATCTATCGCCTGCAATGTCATTTTTACAAGCTTCGGAAGAACCTTTTGGAGCTGATTTACAATATTATTCCTACTGTACAGCGTTGCTTTTTCCTTCTCCCTCTGTGCTTCCGCATTATCAAGCTTCTTTACATCTATTCCTAATGTAGAAGGGCTCATGATTCCCTGCAAGCAAAGATCAAGTGCCGTGATATATGTAGCAAGATACCCTTCATGTGGTATTTCACTCTGTTCTCTTTCAATCTTATAATTTGCACCTTCTGCCATAGGAGACGAATACTGTATATAAGCGTTGTCAAATGAATTTGGCAGCATAACAGCTCCATCACTTGGATTTCGAGGAAGTAAATTCTCTGGTATATATTCCTTTGTACGGTTATGTCTTAAAGCGTCCATCCACTGGCTCCATGCTTCATCAAGTGCGTCAAATTCATCTATCTTGCTGTCATATATGCTTTTGCCTCTACCCTTGAACTTTGCTGATTTATAGAACATAAGAGGTATTGCCATCATAAGGCTTTTATCTTCCCATGTTACAGGTCTTAAACCTGCAAGCTCCGGCACAGTGCTGATATCACATTCTTTGTTATCTCTTGTGAGCATATATGTAATATAACCTTTTCCATACGTCTCAAGCAGAATGTATTCTTGATTCTTAACTGTATATACTGTCTTAAACACAACCTCTTTCACTCTGCCGCGTTCTCTTATTATCTCTACCTTGTCGCCGGGATAAAACTCTATTATTGGATACTGGCTTAGGTTTGTATCTATGGATAGTTTAAATGCGCCATCTCCAACAATAAGAGTGTCTGTTATTGCCTGCTTTACAAGTTCTGCAAAATCGTTTTCTTCTGCTATCTTATCCCAGTCTGACTGCCTGCTGCCAACATCTACTTCGTTCATATCAGCAACAACAATACTCGCAAGCATATCAACCAGCATTGCCGGTAATCCTACATGTATCTTTCTTATTGCTAATCCAGGAGAGCATTTTGCAGCCCAGAATCTTGTCTTATCTCCATCAATCTGATCATACAGCTGTGACAGCTCCTCACTTACGCCTCTGTACCATATCTGATTCTTAATGGCATTACCTTCAAAGTCGAAGATTTCCTGTATATTAATTATTCCTCTCTGTGCCGGCTGCACATGCAACCATGTCCTTATTCCATCTCTTATCTTATCAGCCATAGTATTAAATATGCTCACCTCTCTCACTCTCCTATCTGTTCTCTACTCCAACTTTGTCCCTGTATGGTATCCAGCCATATTGCGTACTGTTAACCATATGATCATTTCCATCTTCCGGCTCACAGTCTTTATCTTCCAGCCAACTGTATACCTGCAGTTCCCCTGTGTAGTTCGTGCATGTATCTACAACATAATAGCTTGGCTCTTTGCCCTTTTCGTCGTTAAAGGACATCCAGCCAAGCTGTAAGTTAATTCTATCTGTTATGGTTACTTTCTTATACGCATTGTTAAATATATACTGGCAGTCAATGTGTTCTCTCTTGTACTTGGCAAACTCTGTTATCGTTGCCTGATCAGCATTATCTATAAACACATTCTTTGACATTCCACCCCATTCTTTTCTGTTACGCTCCAGGAAGTCTATGTAATTCCTTACTGTATCACTTGGAGCTATTGGTATATCAAGAGCCGCATTGTTATATACCTTTTCATCCAGTACTATCAACTTGCCTTTGTTGGTTATTCCCATAAAGGACATAGCAATAGTATCAGGACTCTTGGTTGAATATGCCGTATCAAGACCGCTTGTATATATTACAAACCATTCTGTCTGCTTGTCGTCATATTCTCGCTTAATAAATGCCTTAGCCTGTTCCTTTGTAATAACATGTCTCTTGCAGAAATTAGAAAAGACAAGACCTGTAGCCTTGCCTCTTAATCCCAATATCTTGTTTTTATATATCTTGGTACCGGGAGGATAGCTCATTTTCTTCTGTTCTATCTTCTCAGGTGTCATAGATACGTTATCTTCAAATGTGAAGAACCAGTATACCCAGCCTTTAATAGGCTCACAGCCATTAAGGTCCTTCCATATCTCTTCCGGCACATCTGCCTTGTACTTATCAATCGGTCTTGCGTGATTGATGTACTCTGAATATATGGGTAATGTAGGTGCGTCTGGGTTAAGTGTACCGACAAAGTATTCACTTCGTCCGAATATCTCTCGTATGAAGTCTATATTGGCAGTGTTGCACTCATCTACCCACACACAGCCAAACTGTGAACCCAAGGCATTCTTCCACTTGCTGGCATTATCGTAACCAAGAATATATATTATCTTTGTACTGCTGCCAGTTTTGAATTTAATATGTGGAAGTTTATTCTCTTTATCACCGTTTCCACAGTATTCCAAATTAGGGAATATCTGAAGTAATCCCATATCTGCATTGATTATATTCTTTTCAATAACACCTGTTGTATTACCGGCTATAACATGCAGCTTCATATCTGATTCTGCTACATTCATGATAAACTTCACAGCAACCGTTGTTGTCTTACCTGATGCAGTAGAACCTTCAAGGAATTCTGCTCTTGCCGGTGTATCTATGTAATCCCAATACTTATCACTTAGAAGCATCAGGCTCACCCCTTGCCTTACGCTGAGCAAGAAGCTCTGCAAGCTCATCCTTTACAGAATCGTTAACATTAGCATCTATTTTCTCAATCGGATTAAATCCTGCTCTATCCATAATATCTTTAGCAGCCATATGAGCCACCATATCATTGTGAGAATCTAGCAATCTAATCTGCTTTCTAAATGCTTTTGGTGCAGCATACTGCAGATTAGAACGCATCATCTTATTGTACTCTCTCTGAAATTCCTCACAGTTCTTTTTCCACTCACATAATGTCTTCGGTGAAATGTTAATTGCCTCTGCTATTTTTTTGTCCGTCATGTCCCCTCTAACCAGCAACTGTAAGCATTTTATCTGTTTTGGCTTTAACATATTATCACCTGCCTTTTATTAACATTTATTAACATTTTCTGTTCTTGCATATAAAAAGGCACCAGCATTAAGCCAGTGCCTCATCAGGGGTATTTAATTAAGGAGAAATTATGCTTTACCTCATCCATCTTGTCCAGTTTAGATATTAACACAGACAAAACGAACAGAGCGAACAAACTTTAAATTTTTGCTAAAAATCTTTCTACTGCCATTCTGCAGCCATCCGCTGTGTGGTGTTTTCCCATCTTTCTTGCTACCTGCACCCAGGATAAGCCTTCTATGTATCTTAATGTTATAAGCCGCCTCATTCTACTGTTGTCAATTTCATTTACACACTTTTCTATGAGGTTAATCTGAGTGTCTATTTTCTCTTTAATGTCTATCTGCTGCCGCTGTCGCACTAGAAGAAGTGTCTTCTTGTGTGAATATGCCGGATAAGGGAAGCCTTCTACAACAAAATGCTGCTTACCTCCATCTCCGCCTGTAACACTATCCTTTTCCGTATATCCTTCAGCTTCCATTTTATCCAATTCTCTTTGTATCTTATCAATCGCGGCCTGTATTTCCTGTTTCTCCTTAACTAAGTCATTGTACTGCTTAAGAAGGTCTTTAATATTGTTATTTTTCAAGTTGTTCATCACCTACCCTCTTCTCATCTGCTGCCAGTTTTTCCTTATCCAAGATTTCCAAAATATAATACTGCTTATCTGGTTCAGCTCCCCACTCTGGTCTCCCTTTTCCAATCCTTAATCTGCAGCTGGCTTTTATTGCTTTAGAATCCTTGCTATATCCATTACGGAAAATAATCTCCTGAATGCTGTCTTTCCTTATCTCCTCTGGTACTGCCTCTCCTTGCAACAGTTCATATTTGCTTCTATCTGAAAAGAAACTTGATGGATATATAGTTATTGCTCCAAACAGATTCTGGAATCTTGTTTCGTAGTATTCTTTTATTTCCCGATACTCTTCTTTCTTTTCTCCTGAAAGAATCATATCATACCATTTCTTCTGAATTGGCAATGTTAGCATTATAAACCACCTGCCTTTAATTTATCTAATGCTTTCATGGCTACTTCTAACATTGGTTTGCTAGTTCCACAATTCTTGCCAGTATATGTACATTCTGTCTCTTTGAGATATCCGCACCCTATACATATTGCCTTTGCCACAGCCCTTTTCGAATCTTCTATAGCCTTATTTCTTTCCTTTCCTTTTTCAAGATAATCTGCAGCTTCATTGACATCATTATTGACTACTTTACTATTTAAAAATGCTGTTTTAAACATTTCAGCAATCTCCTTCTCGTCAACTCCACATAAACTAGGAACATTTCTACTCATATCCCCAATGATTCTTATAAAGAAATCTTCAAATTTATCCTGCATAAAATGTATTTCAAATTCCTCTGGCATTTCTATTATTAATTTCATTTTTCATACTCCCTCCTAATAAACATCTCTCCATCGCACCAGAAGTATTCTTCTGTTGGCATATAATTCTCTATTATCGTCTTTCTATTGCATGTATATGTTCCGTCTGCTGCCACGCTGTTAGAACACTGCTCACAGCATGTATATTCATTCAGGTGCTTATGTCGTCTTCTGCTCATCCGGACACCTCTCTATCTCCACTGCAATACAGTCTTTCTTTGTTATTTTCCACATAATCGTCTCCTTCTACTTTCTCATAATAAAACTTCACATTATCCGACATATGCTTTACTATACCAAACCGCTCCGCCACTTGATAAGGTATGCTGTCACGCATAAGCCTTTTATGTATTTCTGAAAGATACTTTCGAAATCCCTCGACATCTAAAGTGGCTTTATAGTGGTTGCAGCTCCTACAAGCTGGCATGTAATTTGAAATGTCGTCTGCTCCACCTATCCTAAGCGGTGTTGCATGGTCTACCTGCATATCTTTGTAAGCTATTTCTATACCACAGTAAGCACAATGCCCGTTATACATGAGATATACAGATTGTCTCACTTTTTTAGATATTGCTTTTCTTTTATTCATTCTTACCTCTCAATTCTTTCAGTTTTGCTTCGGCTTCGGATTTTGTCAGAAACCAAGTTTCATTAAAGAACCTATCTGTTAAAATATGTCCTGTTCCATACTTAACATCCTGATCACACTCTAAGTACCAGCCGCGCCTTGTCATTACGAAATTCTCTACTTTCTGATGATAGACTTTGTTATTTTCACTATGCCTATTTAATATGTTCAGCTTGTAATTGACCTGACTAGGAACAAAACAAACATCATCTCCGATTTTACAAGGTAACTTGACAAGTCTGCCCTGTTCCTCTAAGTCCTCATATTCTTTCAGTTTTTCTCTTAAATCAGCTATCGCCCATAAATTACGATAAAACAATGCCAGAAGTCCTACTGTACTATCTATTTCTACTGAAAGCATAGAACCCATATATTCCTCAAATTCTTCATCTGATAAATCAGTTAAATCTACATTGCAAATATCTTTCATAAGACTTCTTGCAAGCTGCCTACTGTCAATGTCTAAATTGTAATCTCTGTATCTTGCATTACGCTTATTATCTATATAGCAACTATTATGTGCCAGTTCAATCATAGACATATCAGATGTATTTTTATTACTTGTAAGTCTTTTCATTTGCCTTCCTCCTTCTGCTGCCATCTCTATTGTATTTATCCGCCGGCTTATAGAATGGGCAAGGCTTATCCTCCTTGGCGCAATACAGTTCTTTAAGTCCTTTACAGTCTCTCTGCTCAAGATTAGCCATTATACAATCTCTATTGACCATCATTACTACCTCCCTCAAAAAGTTCCTTTAATATTGCATTAGCCAATTTATCCAACTTTTCATCTATTTTTTTATCAAGGTCTTTCGATACCTCTTCCTGCTCTTTGTCTGTTAAAAGTGCCAGCTCACAGGCTTTCTTAATTCTTTCTTCAGCAAATACCTTATCAATACCTGTATTAAGCATTGCTCTATATACAGTCTGTATTGCTGTTCCTAATTCTCCAACAAGTACCATTGGTGTTCCTTTTATTTCAATTCTACCTTTATCACATTTAATCATAATCATTCTCCTTATTAGGCAAATCTTAATTGCCCTGTCTTTTCCTCGTTTATACTGCAGTTAGGCATTCTCTGCGCTATACATAATTCTTTAAGGTTAGCCCTTACCAGTGCATTTGGTACCATTGGACTAACAGAATTGCCACATCTCTTAACCTGCTCCGCTCTTGGATATGTCTTTCCTGTGTAATCATGGTCAATTATGTAGTCGCTTGGAAATCCCTGGCACCCATACAATTCCCTAGGCTCTAACATTCTTAGTCCTATATCAACAATCTGGTAGTCTGTCCCTTCTATGGTTACAAGACCAAACCGGTCCTTTGTGGTAATTGTATCAAGAGGATGTTTAATATCCTGTCCTGTAGCATCTCCATAATACTTAACCAGAAATGCCCTTACTTCTCCAAAATGTCCATCGCCTGCTGTTATCGTTGGAAGAGGTTTCTTTATATTTCTTCCGTCACAATGGTTATTCATCTGTATAAGACTCGATAAAACCAGTCCATATCTATTAGAACCATCTATAGTCATAACCGGATTATCTATCGTCTGGCCTCTTACCTCCCCATTAACAGTCTCAGAATGGTATTGAATCAATGTTGGTGCACACAAATAATGTTTGCCGCTTCCGACAATGGTTGGTAATGGCTTATTGATATCATGGATCCTTGGCAACTGTCCTGTTCTTTCGCCATACCCAATAGGCACAATAAAAGGCTCTGGATTATCCAAAACAAATTTCTTTAAGCCTCTTGCGATTCTTTCCATTGTCTTAGGTGCTAATGGTCTTACCGCTTTTATTCCATATTTCTCTTTTATCTGTTCAGATGTATCAAATATGCTGGGGCATGGTCTGCTAAAATCTATCTGTGTATATGCTCCAACATAAGGTTTTAGCAGTCCCTTTTTCACAGCTTCGCTGTCTGCTGGTGCATGTGTAGGCTCTGGCCATATAATAGGTCTCTTGTCACATCTTGCAACCATAAAGAATCTCTTTCTCATGGTTGGTGCTCCGTAATCTGCTGCCACAAGCTCCCTGAACTGCACTTCATATCCTAAATCCTGCAACTGGCTTACAAATTTATTAAATGTCTTGCCCTGCTTTGTTTTTATTGGATGATGCCCTCTGTTCAGTGGTCCCCATGTCTTGAATTCTTCTACATTCTCCAACATGATTACTCTAGGTCTTACCAGTCCAGCCCACCGGCACGCTACCCATGCAAGACCTCTTATATTCTTATCCTTTGGCTTACCGCCTTTTGCCTTGCTGAAATGTTTACAATCCGGAGAGAACCAGGCAAGCCCCACAGGATGCCCATTACATGCCTGCACTGGGTCTACCTGCCATACATCTTCGCAATAATGCTTTGTATTCGGATGGTTTGCTTTATGCATTGCAATAGCCTTAGGATCATGGTTAATTGCTATATCCACACTAAAGCCGGTAGCTTCTTCTATTCCGGTGGAGGCACCGCCCCCACCAGCGAAATTATCAACTATTAATTCCCCGTTTATCATATTAAGCCTCCATAAAGTCAAACAGCGTAGGTGTTTCTATCTCATTCTCTGCTTCCTGAAGATATCCAACACCATCTCTGAAATAGTCACAGCTCAGTTCTATTCCATAGCCATATCTTTTCATCTTTACTGCCGTCATTGGAACTGTCATTAAGCCTCCAAACGGGTCAAGAACCATATCACCTTCATTGCTGTATCTGTTAATGATTCTTTCAACAATATCAAGCTGCAGTGGGCATACATGCATCTGCTGCCTGCGTCTGCTCTGTGTTGTATTAAGTGTTCTCATTCTGTTTATATCATCCCATACGTCAAGGTTATTCCATGAACCGGGAGCGACAACCATAAATGTGGCTGGGAGCTTATCATTTTTATCTAACTCTTCCGCAAGCTTCACATGTTCTTCATAGCTGTATACATTGGAACGACTGTATTCCCTGTAAACTCTCTGTAAATCATCAACATTAAATTCCTTAAGCTCGTCTTTGCTTATAAGTCTGTCGCCTGAACTTCTCCAGTATCCATGAGCATCTATCTGCCATTGTGCCCTTGTATAATCTTCCTTGGTTTTCTTTACAGGATCATCCGCATATGCATTAGACTTATCCGTTGGAAGCTTTCTGAACAGAAGTATGTACTCAGGACAGCCTACGCCCATCTTTGAACCGTCTTTGCACTGTTCAGACCATCCAAGGCGGTATGTCTGGTTATTCTCTCTAACCACATCTGTAACAACTGTTATCATGCCAAAATACTGAAATCCGTGTTTCATATAGTGTTCTATACACTGTGCATGAAACGGCTCTATTGTAGGCATTCCAGTTCCTGTAGCATTTCCAAATAATACCCTGTCTTTAACATGGATGGCTGCTACCCTGCCAGGTTCAAGAATCCTTAAAAGCTCTGGTGTAAGGAAGTCCATCTGTTCAAAGAACCTTTCTGTATTCTCATTGTGCCCGAAGTCGTTGTAATTGGCGCTATACTCATAATGGTTTCCGAATGGAATGGATGTGTGTATAAGTCCTACAGAATTACTTTCTATTCTTCTGCACTCCTCAACACAATCATCATTTACCGCTGTATAATGCTTTCCCTGTACTTTCACTGTCTCAACTCCCATCTTTCTCTCTAACCGCTTTATTTTAGATGCCGGACTTAAACCATATTTCTTTACAATATCCGTCATTTTTTTAACCATATGATTATGATTCTTCCATTTCTCAAGCAGTGCTTCTTTTATCTGTCTTTCGTTCTCCATGTATATAATGTCTATAACAACTGTATCTGTCTGTAAGAACCTGTAACATCTATGTACTGCCTGAATAAAATCGTTAAACTCATAATCAATCCCCAAGAATATCTCCCTGTGGCAGTAACGCTGAAAGTTACAGCCTGAGCCCGATATTGATTTCTTTGTTGCAAACAGCTTGATTCTTCCCTGCGCAAAATCAATAACCCGCTTTTCCCTTATGTCATAATCCTGTGAGCCATATATATCTACAACTTCGGGTATTGCCTTAAGAATTGCTTTTCTTTCAGATTCTAAGTCATGCCACAAAAGGAAATGCTCCTCAGGCGAACTCTCTACAATCTCTTTCATTTTTTCAACACGCTGGTCAATGCTGTTTCTTTTTACTTCTGCAGCTTCCTTCAAGCCTGCTGCCGCTTCTGTAAATAACTGCATTTGTCCTGTTTTATCAGATGTATCCCCATAATGTATTGATATCTCATGCCACCTTACATCAAGTGGAGGTAACACATAGCCCTCATCAGAATATTCCGGATTTACATCTGAAGGTTTCGTTATGAACAACGCCCATGATGAAACCCACAGCCAAAATTCATCTTCCATATTCGGGTACAATGTAAGATTGTTTGCCTTAGTGCTGTCTCTCTGAAAGAATCTTGTAAGTGCCTGCCCTGTATCCATTACCTCAAGATAGCCGGCATAATGTATAAGCTCTTTGTATTTGTTTGGACTTGGCGTTGCTGTTGCTACCAGCTTGTAAGGAACATTCTTGAACTTATCAAGAAATGTCTGGTATGTCTTGCTTCCAAAAGACCTTAAAACACTTGCTTCATCTAACGATGTTGCAACAAAATAATCCGGTCTTATATCACCATCTCTTACTCTTTCATAGTTGGTAAGAACAATTCTGCTGTCACAGGATTCTACTTCTTCCATGCTTCTGCAATAAACAGGTGCATCATATCCAAGAACATTCACAGCGTCCTGTGTAAATTCCTGTTTTACTCCAAGTGGAAGAACAATCAAAGCCCTTCCGCCCTCGTGATCTATTACCTGTTTACAGAATTCTATCTCCTGTATAGTCTTACCTAAACCTTTCAAACAAAGCTCTTCTTCCACCTTTAAGTGCCCATATGACAGCATCCCCCTGATGTGGTTTTAATGCTTTGTTAATATCTGCCGGATTTACTTCAAATCCGCTATCCTGTGCAAGTTCTATCTTGCTTTCTAAAAACTCCTTGTATGTCATTCTGAAAGGAACATCGTACGAATCACTCTGGCCAGAGTTCCAAGCTCCTTTCTGCTATTCTTATTTTTCTTTTGCCCGCATACACTTATACGAGCAGTAATACCTGCTGCCTTTCTTATATCCCCACATAGTCCTGTCTAATGTAAGTGTAGAGATATACCTGCCGCATTTTGCACAATAGAATCCATTTTTGTCATTCTGTTTCTTAACTGGGAGACTTCGCCTTTCTATCGGGCTTATCCTCTTTTACTGTTACTGCATCGCTTAATGCAGAAATACAGACTTCTAAAGACTTACAATATTCTTCAATTACCTCACTTAATCGGTTCTTGATATATTCAGCCGCATCATCTGCTATATCTTTCATGCCAGGGAGCTTGTACAGCTTTGTATACCCTGCGTAATGGCTTCTGTCTTCGCTTGGCTCCCCCTTGAATAAGTCTTCCCCTATAAGTTCTTCCTTGACTCTGTACATATCCAGTACCCTATTTGCACCATCTTCTATTGCAAGTCCAAGTTTTCCTATCTGCAATAATGTTTCCCGTGTCATTAGTTGTCCTTTCCAGCTTTACAGAATCCGACGATAACACTCGCTAATGCTGCTCCGGCTATAAAGCTTATTATCTCTGCAATCATATATCCTCCTCAGTCTTGCTATAAATATCTATAACTGCTGCCACAACATCTTCTCTGTTCCATTCTGTTTTTTCGTCCGGTGGTGCAGTTATTGTCACCATGTCTGATTCTCGATTTATATCCATTGTATAAATCCTGTTATGTACACATATCTGATACACCGCTTCATCAGCACATAAGATTTCCATGATTTCCTCTGTTTCAAAGCTTGAAGTAAATATTTTGTCTCTCAGATGTTTATTATCTTTAAAAAGCTGCTGTAATACCTGTTCAAGCACATTGTTATCCATAGAATCTTCATACAGATAATTCTTTCCAAATGCATTCATCCATTCTCTGTGGCTGTATACCTGTTCAAAACGCCTTTGACCTGCTCTTATAAGTTTCAAATCTGTTTCTCTGCTTTTGTGTACTGCTTCTGCTCCTGTTCTATGGTCTTTTTCACATAAAAACACGGTAAGCCCATACTTTTCTGCTATCTTTCTGTTTGCTACCCCATGCATAACATGGTGCTTTTCTAAGCCGTATGATGTAAGAGGTCCAAAATACCCCTGTTTCTCTGCTCTCATACGACACAGAAAACATTCTTTTGTATTCTGCATTATGCTTCTGCTCATACTCTCCTTTCCCCTCCCATAGCAGGGAGGTCTGCTGCCATATTAATAGTTGCTGTGATATATATACTTAGATAAATAAGTATCTTGTAGACATTTATGGAGTAAAATGCTTCTCCCATTCTGTATTTATGCCATTTGAAGCCATCTTGATTTTTAATATGTCGCTGTGTGCTGACATTCGTATAACTCTCTTTTCAACTTTGCTATTTTCCCTGATACTTGTGTAAGATGATTTACACGCATACTGGTATTAACTGCACTTTTATCCTCATCATATGTAAGAATTGCCTGCCTCAGCCACTCCTGTTGTTTCAGCTCATTCTTGATTCTTTCTTCCTCACTGGCATTTCTCATATTCTGCCTCCATCTTCCCAAGTTCATACTCCATCCACTTTGTAAAATCATGCGGCTCATCCGACCAGCTTATAACATGTCCGTGGCTTACATTTAGGTACTGCTGCCACAAATCCGCATTCTTTACCGGCTTACCTGTCTTTTTCTTCCAACCGTCCTTTTCCCACTGTTGTGGCCAAGCATTTCTACAACTGTTTAACACATGCTCACATTCTGTATTTATGCGGATTTCACAATTTTTACGAAAACGCATAAGTGCATGTATTATTGCCTGCAGCGTTGCCTGGTTCTCTGTTACATTCTCAAGTGTACCTTTGCCATTACGGACAAATTCCTTGCCATTAATAATTATCTTTAAGACATACATGTATGCGACATGCTTACGGACTGCTGGTCCTCTTGCACTTGTTTTTATATAAACATCTACTTTCTGCACTAACCACACTCCCTTCCTTTATGTCGTCGGAACTTGGCTTCATAGTATCTAAAGCCCATCTCAGATATTCCGGTTCTCTCAGAATCCTTAACCATGTAATATCCTTGTTTCTCGTACTTGCGTATTGTGCTTCTCCTTGTTTTATCTGCAAACGTATTTGCATTAACTACCTGTTTTACAATCACTGGCTCTTTTAAATTTCTTGAAGAATTCCATCGCTTACCTATTCTTCTGCCAAGAGTCTCCTCTGTCTTATTTGCATACTTAACAAAATACTGAGCAATTCTTGTGTAGTCATTGTCACTGTCCAGCGGCTTTACATGGACAAACCCTTTGTTCCAACATCTCTTTAATACACGCACATCACATACACTCATGATCATGTGAATATGATGCGCTCCCTTGCTTCCTATCTCTTTAACATAGATGTACTTTAGAGGACCAATGTTCTTAAATTCTCTCCTCAAAGCTTTTAGCAGATTGCGAATATCTACTGTCATATCATCAGGTGTGGGAGGTCGGCTCTCCCTGGCATAAGTCCATGTAACCAACATTCCTGTCTCATCTGTAAAATTGGTATTCATCTTTGCCGCCAGCTTCCTTTCTGCCAGTCTCCGGTTTATGGTTTCCTGTTTCGCTGTTGTTACCTTCTCCCGGCTCTCCCTTCTTTCCCCTCGACAGTTATATCTAAGGGTGTGATATCGTCTTATCGTTATTACGCTACCCGCTATACATATTTCCTTTATGTATGGCATTAAAAATTGTCTCCTTGGTTCTTAACTTAATTAATACAATCAAGTTTTTATGGGGATTTCTCCCCATTATTTTTCTTGATATTCACATCAAATATTGACTTTATTCTTAAAATGATTTATTATGTATTCAAGTTGTTACGCAACTTGTCGATTTGGTTCGAGCCGCTTCTCCAAGCGGCTCTTTTTATTTACTCTGTCTTATCTTCTGTGACCTTATGTTCTCTACGGACATGAAGGCGTTCATCACTATCAAGATACACACTGTAGGTAACCCCCCCCCATCTTTGATTGTGAGCTTATCAAACTCACTTCTCATAACAGGTCTTACTGCAGCTTTCAGTACCTCTCCTATCTGTTCACTATTAGCAAGCTTCAGGCACTCGTCTTCTGCCTTACGCACTCGCCTTTCTACATTCCACCATGCTCTTGCACCTTCACATTTACATAGTTTTGTTGCTTCCTCTGAAATATATGCATCCCAGTCGTCTGGTCTGTCTTCATATGTAGCTGCAACATCATCAGTAATCTCAAGCATTGCCTGCTGTCCGCAATACATGCATCTTCCAAAATATGTACTTTTTGTCATTTATACCTCCCTCAGCCTGAAGCTTCCCGCCGGCACCTTGTTCTTATGTTCCAACTTGTGAAGCCTGCACATCCACTTTGCCGCGTCCCTTATGCGTCTATCGTCTACCGCCGCATTAATACGCTTGTTGTATGCAATTATCAAACCTATGTCTCTCATGTTGCCTCCTTACTACGGACATACCCCATAGCACTTAGCCCTTGCTCATTGAGGCGCTGTCCGTATTCTTTCTTCTTATTCTCATCCAGGGTTGAGAAATCTATTATCTTCTCCCCATCTATAATCTTTATAACTATATTCACTCTCTCACCTCATGGCTCTTTATGTTTTATATGCTACTTACGGTCTTTAGGTTCATGACATAAAGCCAATACTGTTAAACAAATAATTACTGTTATTGCTACTGATGTGTAATTCATTCAATCCTCCTTCATTTTCACCCAATCTTCTACATCTTTCTGTGTCATTCTCATAGGAGCTAACTTTGCACCCCAGTATTCCGACTCTACTGTTACAGTCTCAATGTTTTCTTCCTGCATATACCTTAGTAAGTCCTCTGGCTTACCGAAGTTAGCATATTCTGTTCTTATAATCATCTGCCTGCTCCCTTCTTTGTTGTATTTAATAATGCAAGTTAAAAATCTGCTTGCTTCTCATTCCTTGCCTTCTTGCTTTGCTAAGCAGCTATGATATATACACTAATGCACTTATCCAGAAAGCATTGCAATCACTAGCACAACTATTGAAAAATATATTGGGAAGTTAGGATGTCTCTCTCTGAATGGTATCCTTATAACTTCATAATGTTTAATACCTGATAATTTCATTTTCTTTATAGCTGATAACGCCTGAATAAATGTCTTTGTTCTCTCTTCCATAAATGGTTCATAACTGCGAATTATATATTTGTAGGTTTTATGCTCAATTACTCTCTCACCTCCTTGATAGATAATTACTTGCATAAATGTCTTTTTGCTCCTATACTTTAATAGCAAGCTATTGCAGTAGCTGAGTAATCACGAAAGGAGTTTTGTAAAAATGTGGGATATTATCAATAAAATATCTTCTATTTGTGGTATTATTGGATTTTTAATTTCCATTTGTTCTATATTTTTTAATATCTTCATAATTAAAATCCTCAATTCTCAAAAAAATGAATATAATAAAAACAGCAATATACATTACGAAAAGTTGCAATCCCTTTTCGATAGCATTTATGAAGACAAAATTATCTCACCCAAAGTTTGTGACTCATTAATTCAAGAATTACTATCTATAAGATTGAACTTCTCTCTAATACTTTCATTTTCTTATCATTACAAAATAAGACATTGTATTAAGCAATTGCAAAAAGACGAACTAAATGTAAATAATAAAATGATTCGCAATGATTTGAATTACATTGTTGCAAGACTACAAAAAAGGAGTAATTATGAACACTGAAACTATTATTAAAGTCATACAAAAGTGTATTGACGACACAAAACAAAATAAATTATATTGGAAATTATTATCATCTAATCCCTCTTTAGAAAAGAATAAGTCTCTTAGTTTAAATGATGTTACTTCAGCAAGATCAATAATTGTTCCCACTCATTTTTCTAATGCTTACTATACTGAGTATAAAGAAGGTTTTTTCTTTTTAAAACGCGCATATGAACATACATCATTATCTCTTTTACAAGAAGGTACTATATTTCTATATGTTCAAAAAAGCTTAGAATCATACTCTGAATTAATTACCACTTCTGACAGCAATATTTCAGAGATAAATATTCTCCTTAGACGCTTATTTATTCTAGTAGATGCTCAAATTTCAGCCCCTGATAACTTTATTGACGATTTTCTGAATTCTTAGTCTTATGCATCTCATCATAATGTTTTTGGCAAACTCCTGCCCGCCAGCCAAAGAATATCGCTGCCTTGTTTCTGCACCCTAAAACAAGGCAGCGTTTTCGTATTCTTTTATATAACTCCCCTCCTGCTTCATCATATAAGCCGAATTCTTTTCTTAGTATGTTCTTACTTATTTGAACTGCTATACCAATTAAAATAAGTATTATTAATATGCATACTATTGCTGTATAATTCACTCTCTCACCTCCTTGAGTTGAATATTATTCAACTTTTGTATCAAAAAAAATATCATCTCTCTCTTTGTCTGAAAGATTTAATATTCTCTTTAGTGTAACAATTTCAGATGCTTTAAATTCTGTTATATTGTCAATTTTTTTGTATAATGCACCCCTTGTTATTCCTAATGTGTCCGCTATATATGTTAGTGACATTCCCGAATTTCTTATTGCATCTTTTAATGCTACTGTATCCGTCATTAGAATCCTCCTTTCTGGTTGAATGTCATTCAACCTATCGCTATAATACATCTATGTTGAATTTCTGTCAACTATTTTCAACAAAAATGTTGAATTAAATTCACATCTATGTTAATATACACTCAGATTAAGAAAGGCGGTGCTTATAATGGACTTGCAATCTAAAATAGGATTAAAAATAAAAAAGCTTCGTGAAAATATGGAATTATCTCAATCTCAACTTGCTGAAATGGTTGGATATAAAGATAAAACATCTATTGCAAAGATAGAAGCAGGAAAGGTTGATTTGCCACAAAGTAAAATACTTGCATTTTCAAAAGCCTTAAATGTTACACCTGCTGATTTATTAGATTTTGATTTATGTCTAACGAACAGTAATCAGGTTATTTATATTGAAACGACTAAATCAAATCCATCTAATTTTATAAACCGTATACAGTCTTATTGTAATAAATTAAACAATAAAGGAATTGAAGAAGCCGCTAAGCGTGTGGAAGAATTAACTTATATTCCTGAATACACTGCAGATAATAACTCTTTGCTTAATGCTGCACACGAATTAGAGGGAGCTTCAAAAACAGAACAAAAACACGATAACAACATTATGGACAATGATGACGAATGGAAATAATTTAAAGAGGGGATTTATTTGAGCTACGAAGAATTACTTATTGAAGCAGATAACAATAATCTTATTACCAGAGAAAAGCCTCTTGTTGCTAATGCCGGAAGAATTAAAGGTAATCGTATTGCTATTAAAAAGGATTTGCCTACACAAAGAGAAAAGGCATGCGTACTTGCAGAAGAGCTTGGACACTTCTACACGTCTTCTGGAGATATATTAGATATGTCTGATACCGGTAACAGGAAGCAAGAAGCTAGAGCCCGCCTGTGGGCATATAATAGACAGGTTGGTTTGCAAGGCATTATTAACTGTTATAAAGCCAACTGCAGAACTTTACATGATATGGCAGATTACTTAAATGTAACAGAAGGATTTCTTAATGATGCCATTGAATGTTACCGTTCTAAATATGGCATATGTGTACAAGTTGATAATTATGTTATAGGATTTCAGCCTACACTTTATGTAATGGAGCTATTTGAATGAAAATATACGGAAGATGTGAGGTCCTTAGCTGGCCGGATTTTGATAATGATATACATGCTCTACCAGAGCAGATACAAAAGCAGGATGCTGCAATGAAATATAATGGCAGCTTTTACATAGATAAGAAGTTAGCCGCTGGGCGTTTTGGTAAATATAGAGCAAGCTTAAAGCAATGCACCTGTCCTGAATTTGAATCCAGTAAATTACCTTGTACACATATGTATCTAATAGCTTTTTATTCTAAAGCTATTAAGATAAATAGATTTTTTCACTTTACTTTATAATTGATTGACAGCTGAACACGACACCAGTAAACTACTCTTAAACGTACTCTGGTGTCCTTCGGGTCCAGAGTCTTTTTTATACCATGGCGGTATTGTTACCTAGATGGTTTTATAATAAATAAAAGCTCCTGTGCTGGAACACAAGAGCCTTT